CGCTGCTGTTTGCAACTTTTATTGCGCTAATTTCCGTTTTTTTTCTGCATTCTACCGCTAGTGCACAGGATTATTATTGGTCTGTCACCTATTCAGGCGTTAACGGTGTAGGTGTCAGTCCTTCACTCGCATGTTCCGACTTTATTACCAATTATCAATCTCAAAAGGGGTTTCCCGTTTATCTGCACTCTTTTTCAGTTTCCTCACCTAACCTCAGTTGTCTATTTGATACTAAGAACCCTCCTGCCTCTCGTTTTTTAGCTGCTGGTGGGCGTTATGGGGATTCATGCCCGTCCGGCTCTGAATACAACGCTGAAACTGGCTCATGCGTAACGCCGCCTAATCCCTGCGAATCAACCAATGGCGCGACTATTCTTCATCAGTACAAAGTAAGTAGCTCAGTTGGTCAGCCTCACACTGAGCCACCTGGAAGTGTTTGCGCTAACAGCTGCCAATACACATGGGGTTACACCGGCGCAACCAGTTGTTACGCTTACACTTCTGGTGATCCATCTGGCGTTTTCTGCTCCTATGAATACGCCAGTGCTGGTTTTCAGTGCACAGGCGGTGAGTCGCCCAGGGAAGCCCCTGCGAGCACCTCTGAAACCACGAACCCGGATGAAACGCCACCGCCAGATGACACCAGCCAGTGCCCGACTGGCTACACGTTTAACGGCACGTTCTGCTCCCCTGATACGCCAACTGACCCCGAAGACCCCACTGATCCAACTGACCCTACTGACCCAACCGATCCTACTGATCCAGGCGACGGGGGAGGCGGCACTGATCCTGGTGATGGTTCCGGTGACGGCGGTGGTGATGATGGTGGCTCCGGTGACGGCGATGGCGACGGCGGTGGTTCTGGTGATGGTGATGGCGAAGAACCAGGTGCTTGCGACCCAGCTACCGACCCGAACAAATGTGTTGCGTCCAGCGTTGGTGGTGAAGCCTGTACCGCATCGCTTGTTTGCACCGGTGACGCTATTCAGTGCGCCGTGCTTCGACAGCAAAAAGCCATGCGCTGCAACGATGAAAAGATGGCTGACTATGAGTCCAACAAAGCCAATATCGAAAACATGTTCAAAGGTGACAAGTTCGAACTAGATGAACAGGAAGTCGAAGTTCCTTCCTTCATCAATACGGCTACTCGGTTTCTACCTTCCAACTGTCCGCAGCCGTACTAGTGGCGGCACGTTCGGATATTCGTTTGAACCTGCTTGTGAACTTGCCAGTACATTTTCATGGATATTCGTTGCAATGAGTGCCCTTTGGGCTGCTGTTTATGTCGGCGCTGCTTTCGGAGGCAATGAGTAATGCACTTCTATTATCTGGCGATCCTGCTACTCACTATCGTCACGCCGCTGGTCAAGATGGCACTTAAGGCTTTGGGCATTGGTGTTGTCGCTTACATGGGTATCAATGTTGTTCTTGATCAGGCCTTGCAATATGTCACTAACAATATTTCTAGCCTGCCGCCATCCGCTCAGGCGTTGCTTGGGCTTGCCAAGTTCGATGTTGTTATCAATATCTGGTTTGCGGCGATAACCACTCGGCTTGTCTTGAACGGCATGAACAAAATATCCGGTCGTAAAAAGAACATCGGCGTACTTGAGGCTTAACTATGATTTTTCTGCATACTGGTTTGCCCGGCCACGGCAAGACATTGAACACGATCAAGGAAGTTGACGCCGCTAGCGTTGAACAGGATCGCCCTGTTTATTACCACAACATCACCGGCCTCGATCCTGCGAAGTTGAAAGGGCAGTGGTATGAATTCGAAGACCCGCATAAGTGGTTTGAGCTTCCCGATAACTCGATTATCTTTGTTGATGAGTGTCAGCACTTCTTCCAGCCGCGCGATACCAGGAAGGAACGCCCCGACTATATCGCTCACTTTCAGACGCACCGACACAAAGGTTTCGATATTCACCTCGTAACGCAGGACATGCGATTTATTGATGTGGAAGTTCGCCGTCTGGTCGGCAATCATGTTCACTACTGGCGACCGTTCGGCCTGAACAAGATTTCTCGTTATGAGTATGAGAAGGCGACCGACTTTGAAAAGGTGTCTGATCGCGCCTTCGCTAAGCGAACCATTGTTAGCGTCGATAAAAGCTTCTTCGGTGCCTACAAGTCCGCTGTTGGCCATCACGTAAAGGTGAAGTTGCCGTTCCGTGTCTACGTCATTGTTGGTGTGCTCCTGGTCTGTGGCTTCGCTTTCTATCGCGTATATGACCGGTTGAGCGGTAGCGATGAGGTGGTTCAAGCTGAGGTCGAACCGCCCACCAGCATTCAGGAATCAGCTAAAAGCCTGATAGGCGGCGTCACCAGTAGTCTCGGGTTCACGCCTGAAGCGGCCAATGGTGGATCTCCCAGGCTCACGACTGCCGAGTACCTGGAA